TGGAGCAAGCCGCAGCAGCTAAGATCGAGCTTGTGGCCCGTGTCATTGCTGAGGTTGGCTACCGTGATCTCTGGGAGGGCATAGCATGGTTCGCAGCGCACTACCAAGACACTGATCTTGAGGTGCGGGTGCTTGGCCGGCAGATGACCATCAACCCGACAGAGTGGAAGTATGACCATAAGGTAGCGGCGACCGTAGGCACAGGTGCTGGCGACGATGAGCAGAAGATGGGCAATTTGTCAGCTATCTACCAAATACAGTCACAACTGCTAGCGAGTGGTTCAACACTGGTCGACCAGACCAAGCTATACAACACGCTGGCCGAAATGACAAAAACCATGGGCCGCAACGCAGTCAGTCAGCTATTCAACAACCCCGAAGTGCCCGAGGCAATTGTCACTGCTGAACGCGACATGCTCAAGCAGATGGTTAAGCAAATGGAAGCACAGCAACAAAACCCATTGGCCGAAGCAGAGCAGGTCAAAGGTGAGTATGAAATGAAGCTAACTCAGCTCAGGCAAAAGCAAGAAGCAGAGCTTGAAACGCTCAAGATGCAGCAGAACTACTCCGAGAAGCTTCGTGATGCTGAGTTGAAATTTAACAAAGAAGCTAGGGACATGCAGTTCAAGTATGATCAATTGCTTGTTAAATCTGAATATGATTACACAGCACTGGCAGCCAAAGAGGGTAATTCATTGGCTGAGATACAAAAAATTCAGGATGGTTTGGCTGGCAAATCCGACCAAGAACTATTGGCAATTGTGGCGGGGCAGTAAATGGCTGAACTCAGACAGATAGCCGAAGCCGTAGAAGCAGAGAAGCGCGGGGTTCTATCTAATGATCGCCGGGCAGCACTGCAAGAGATACGCAACCGGGCAGCAGGCAGCAAAAAGACGCTTATTAACTACATTGAGCCATTGTTAGCCATTGGTTCAGCGGCCATAGCAGAGCCTGTGAGTGGCTTTGTTGGCATGGCAGGCCTACCGTTCGGAGTTGATGCGGCAAGCAGCGCAATCAAGCGCACACAGGACGCAATGACGTACCAGCCAAGAACCCAAGGCGGCAAGGAAGTAATGCAGGACATAGGCAACCTGATTGCGCCTGTTGTAGAGCCGCTACAGCGAGGCGCAGAATGGATGGGCGACACTACCCTTGACGTTACTGGCTCCCCGGCACTGGCAACGGCTGTGCGTACTGGCATTGAGGTAGCACCGGACTTGGTGGGCGGTAAGATCCTGAGTAATATCCCCGGCAGGAAGTTAGAGGCGGGCGACTTGGCAGCGTCAGGTGGTCAGATGGGTAGGCAGCGGGGCACATTTGCAGGCGTTAGGGCGCAGAATGCGGATATGGACGCACTTTCCAGCGCACAGGATATGGCATCGAAAGGTGTTAACCGTGATGAAATATGGAGTCAGACAGGGTGGTTTAATGACAGCGATGGTAATTGGAAATTTGAGATTGATGATAGTGGTTACAGCTTTCCTGAAAACGGAATTGAAACCCTCCAAAGAACTGGCGCAAGAAAACAGGGAGATATAGTTAATCATGATGAGCTTTTCTCTAATTATCCAGACGCTAAAGGAATAACTACAGTAGAGTCTGGTGGAGGCTCCCTTGGCTCTTACAACACCATGTATGATTCGATACATATTGATGGAGGATTGCTTGAAAATGCTACAGACGGAAATAAGTTTTCAGGTAACGCATTAAGTGAGGTTGAATCTACTAATCTGCATGAAGTACAACATGCCATACAAGGACGAGAAAGTTTTGCGGAAGGCGGGAACGTCAGCACTATAGCAAGAGAACTTGCCGTTCGAAAAGATCGCGCAATCTCAAACATTAGTGCCTTGAATATAGAGATTAAGCGTTTGGCTAAAGAAATGGATGACACTCAGCTAAACTCCCCGGAGCTAGAGGCTGAATATTTAGCCCTGCTAGATGAGCGCAATAGATACGTTTCAGATGCACAAATTGATATTGATGAAGAATCTTTTAGGCAATACGAAAGACTTTCAGGCGAGGCTGAAGCCAGAAATGTGGAAACTAGGCGAAGCATGTCGGCAGAAGAGCGCAGGGCCACACCACCTTGGAAGACGCTAGACGTCCCAGAAGATGAATTGATTATCAAAAATAGCAGCGGCGGCACAATGGAGGGCAACCAATGACCGACCAACACAGCCAAGACCAGGCTAAACAAGAAAAGATCAACAGAGCGGCGCTTGCGAAGCAGGTCAAAGAAAACCCTGTATACCAGGCCGCACTGATGGAAATCCGCGCCTCAATCTACCGTAGCCTAGAGGCTATCAAGAAGGACCGGCACTATGAGGTCAGACTCAAGGATGCGCATGACACGCTACAGAACTTGGGGCGGCTTGAAACAGTGATAGACCGCTTCTTTGATACAGGTAAGGTAGTGATAGACCAACAAAAGAGAAAGGCGTTTTTCTGATAGATTTTGACTATTACCATAATGGTGATAGAATGCGACTATAAACTTGACAACCCTTATAGGAATCAAGATGGCAACAAATAGTGATATTGCTAGCATGTTAATGCAGCAAGAAACTGAGCAACAAGAGCCAGAGCACAAAGAACAGCCAACTGGTTTTACTGATGAGCAACCGGAAGCGGAAGCTCAAACTGACGAAGCAGAGTATGACGAAGCTGAATCAGATGGTGATCTTGAAGACGATGATGAAGGGGAAGCCCAAGAAGCACTTGAAAAACGAATCGCCAAAGTTAATGGTGAGGAGTTTGAAGTTACCTTCGATGAGGCTGTAGCCGGGTATCAACGAGACGCAGATTACCGAAAAGGGACGATGGCAAACGCCGAAGAACGGAAAGCCCTGTCAGCACAATTTGAGCAGGTCAATTCCACTTTAGCAGAGCTAAAATCCTTTATTAAGAGCGAGGAAGATTCGGTCGATTGGGATGATTTGCAGGAGAGCGACCCGAAAGAGTACATAAGGCGTAAGAAAGATCTCGAGCAAGCCAAAGCAACACAGGCCAAAGCTCAGGACCTACAGCAAACAGAGCGTACAAGGCTTTTGGATGCTGAATCGAAACGTCTTATTGAGGTAATGGGTGGCGACCAAAGCTGGACGCATGATCAGCGCACCAAAGATATGGAACTGACGACTAAGTACATGGTTGATAAGGGATTCAGCGAGCAAGAGATTGGCAGCATTATCGACCATCGTGTGTGGCGTGTTCTATTCGATGCAGCTAAATCAGAGCAGTTCAGCAAGAATCAGACCAAGGTTAAAGACCAAATCCGACAAGCTCCGAAATCAGTGAAGCCGGGTCAAAAGGTTCCAGCGTCGCAACGTAAAATGCAAACTGCCAGAAAGAATTTGGCTGCATCTACGAAGCACAACTCAACCGAAAACCTAGCTGAATTACTCAAACTCCATCAGTAAGGTGAATCATCATGGCACAACCAACAAACACGTTTAGCTCGTATGACGCTAAAGGCAACCGGGAAGACCTGATCAACGCTATCTATTCTGTTGACCAGACCAAGACTCCTTTTACCTCAGCGATTGGTAAAATCTCAGCTACTGCAACCCTGCACGAATGGCAGACCGATGCATTGGCCGCCGCTGGTGCAAACGCAGTGATTGAAGGCGATGAAGCCTCAACCGACGCATCAATTGCAACCGTTCGGCTTGGCAATTACACGCAAATTTCTGACAAAGTGGCCTTGGTTGCCGGTACTCAGCAGGCTGTTGATTCAGCAGGCCGTAGCTCTGACATGGCGTATCAAATGGCCAAGCGGATGCAAGAGCTGAAACGCGACATCGAGCTTGCAGCTTGCGCAAACAACGCCAAAGCGGTAGGTAATGACACTACTGCCCGTGAGTCTGCCGGTATTGAGTCATGGATTGCCTCAAACACCTCAGCAGGTACAGGCGGTTCAGACCCGGCTGGCACAGGCGCTGACGCTCGAACCGATGGAACGCAACGTGCCTACCTGGAAGCTGATCTTAAAGCTGTCCTGGCGTCTGCTGCTGATGAAGGTGGCGATCCAAATATGTTGCTGCTTGGTTCATTCAACAAGCAGGCAATGTCAGCGTTTACCGGCAACGGTACTCGCACATATGAAGGCAGCACCAACACTTTGGACACTGCAATCGACATCTACAAGTCTGATTTCGGTATTCTGGAAGTGGTGTTCAGCCCTCAGTCTCGTTCACGTTCAGCCATTGCGATTGATACCTCAATGTGGAAGCTGGCTATGCTGCCTGGCCGTTCATATATGCAGAGAGACCTGGCGATTTCGGGTGACTACATGCGCAAGCAAGTGCTGTGTGAGTGGACATTGCAGTGTGATAACGAGAAAGCCAACGGCATTGTGGCCGATCTGACCACTTCCTAAGCTAACCTATAGAGGCCTCCGGGCCTCTTTTTGGAGCTAACATGACAGAACAGAAAGACACGACCAAGCAAACACGAAAAATGAAGGTTTATTGCCGCAATAGTATCTGGGTTCAGGGCTCTAATGCTTACCCCAAGAAAATACCGGCAGGAACTTTGGTTGAGCTGTCAGCCGAAGACATCAAGCATTTTGGCAAAGCAGTCACAAAAGACATTCCAGAGGAATTTGACGATGTCACAAGTTGATCGTTTACTCACGTACACACTGAACGCGACTATCACTGACGTTTCCACTGCCGGCCAGGTCTACATTCCTGTGCCAGATGGCTTTGGTGGCGACATTGTAGAGATCCGGTCAGCATTGAACGGCGCTATCTCGGGTGCTAACGCAGTTCTAACGGCAAAAATTGGTGGTACTGCTGTCACAGGTGGCGTGATTACCATTGCCAACGCCTCATCAGCCGCCGGGGATGTTGATGTGTGCCGGCCATCTGGTGCGAACACCGTTGCTGATGGCGGGTCCGTAGAGATTGAAACCAATGGAGCCTCAACTGGTTCAGTTAGTGTCTTCCTGACAGTGGTTGTGCGCCGATGAGTGACTGGCGCTTACTAGACCATGACGGCTATCGGAAGCTCTACTTTAGGCACAACGAGTCTACGGGTAGGGACGAATTTAAAACTGTTGAGGACGTAGCGCCGCTGATCTCAATGAACCAGAAAGCCCGCAATGATGAAACGGGCAACTGGAAAGGCGACATGCACCACGTCGCCAGCGTACCACCGGCTGTTTGGAAGCAGTGGTGGCAGGAGTTTGGCGGAAACCCAATGCTACCAGAGAACCAGCCCAGGCTAATGCAAAAGCTCAACGACCGCGACTATAGTAAAATGCGGGTCAAATCAGGCAGGCTATAAATGGCACTCGACACGTACAGCAATTTAAAAGCGTCTGTTATTGCCTTCTCAGGGCGTGATGATCTGTCTTCACAAATGGATGACTTCATCTCACTTGCCGAAGAAGCTATCTATTTCAACGATGTGTTTCCCCTGCGTTTGCAGTCGATGGAAACAATACTGACGGACACCACCGCCGGGCCACTGTATACGCTGCCTGCTGATTACATGGAGATCCGTTCACTAACCATTACCAATGGCGGTAATGAGTGTGAGCTGTCCTATGCCAGCCCTGCGGTATTGCAGATAATCTCGGGAACTGGCGCGCCTTATGAATTTACTATTGTCGGCAGTGACATCAAGTTTAATATCACCCCTGACTCAGCATACGCCATCAAACTGACGTACTACGCCAAGCCAACCGCGCTTAGTTCATTAGCTCCTTCTAATGCTGTATTAACCAATCACCCCAGCATCTACCTAAACGGATGCCTATCAATGGTTGCTCAGTATGCCGGTGAAGAATCAGACGCAGAAAACGCGTATCAAAAGATGATTCGATCAATCCGTGGCGCTCGCCGTGGTGATTCAACAGGCCGATACCCAAAAGGAGCTAGGGCTAAGGTTCGCGGGAGTACACCTTAATGCCTTCACGCTTTAACCGTGTTGACTATCCTGCCGTGGGTGCGTCTTATAGATCACCCTCATTGCCTGCCAGCGCCCAGAGGACCGTCAACCTGTACCCAGAGGTGCTTGATAACGGCCTGGTGAATGTTGCCCTGCATAATTTTCCCGGCCTTAACCGCAAGCTGTCCGGTAATTCCGGCGAGTTTGACCGTGGGTTCCATACATTCAAAGGCAATCTGTATCAGGTTGCAGGCTCACAGCTTTACCTAGTGTCATCAACCTATGTTCGTACAGCCATTGGCTCTATTGCTGGCACTGGCTATGTATCAATGTCTGACAACGGCAGTACCATGGTCATTGTTACCGGCGGCTCAGGTGAGTACACATACGATGGCAGCACATTTGCCGCAGTGACACTAAGTTCTAACCCCAGCAATGTTGAATATCTTAACTCAAGCTTCTACTTTGATGACGATGACGGCAGAGTCTCTGTCACAACGCCTGGTACCCTGACAATACCCGGCCTTAATTTCTTCGCGCCGGTGTCAGCGCCAGACAGTCTTGTCCGGACATACATCTTTAACCAGTTTATATACCTGTTCGGTGAACGCACCATTGAGCCATGGCAGCCAGTGGGTGCTGGTGTGCCTCCCGTTGAGCGCATGAACGGCGCTATCGTTGAGTCGGTAGGATTGGCAGGGCGCACTGCTGTAACGAACACAGAGAAGGCCATGTACTTTGTCAGCGACAAAGGCGACGCCATTCAGCTTGCCGGGTTCCAGACTAAAGAGATCAGCACAGTTGCTATCAACAACGAGTGGCGGCAATACAGCACAACAAGCGACGCTATCGTTCAGACGGTTGATATCCTATCGCTTGATTTCGTGATATTCAGCTTCCCAACTGCCGGTAAAACCTGGGGCTATGTTGAACAGTACGGAATATGGTTCGAGCTAGAGACCGGCACAGCTAGAGGCCGATGGCTAGGCAATACGATCATTGAAGCATACGGGCGCAATATCGTTGCAGACTATGCGACAGGAAATATCTATGAGTTGGACCCTGATGTGTACACTGACAACGGGTTAACGACTGTCAGAGAGCGCATATTCGCACCATTGGCCGGTGAGAAGTTCCAGAAGCCGCGACAATTCTACCAGTTTAACGAGTTTGGCCTATCAATTGAGACCGGATTGGGCAACACGGCAGAGATTAACCCGTTGGTTGGCATAGCCTTTTCAACCGATGGCGGCCAGACGTACAGCAATGAGCGGTTTAAGAAGGTCGGCCAAGATGGTGAGTATCAGAAAGAGGTTAAGGTCACTGACAATAAGCATTTTCGTGATCTTACTGTACGTCTGAGATACACAGAGCCGAACAAATTCAGCCTTTTCTCTAGCTATATAATGATCAGGGAGAGTGGCCGCAAATGAGCCAGATTAATAACATCACCTACTTAAACCGCATCCGACCGACCAAATGGAAGGATGGCGAACAGGCCAAATATTTAACTGACATTGAACAGTTTATCCGTCAAGTCTATGACCGCTTAGTCGGTGTCAACCGGGTCAAAGTCTATACCGTCGCCAACCTACCGGACGCAGCCAGCTTTTTGCCAAACTCAACAGAAGGTGCTGCCATGGTTTTCGTGTCAGATGAAGCTGGCGGTGCTACAATAGCCTTCAGCGATGGCACAGACTGGCGCAGAGTTCAAGATCGAGTCGTCTGTACCAGTTAAACGCTACCAGCCAAGGGCATGCCCAGCTAGTGCGAAGATGTATTCAGATTCACATTAGAGTTGAGGTTATGTTATGAGTTGGTTAAGTAATATTGGTGATTGGGCAGGCGAACAATGGGATAACATCACAGGTGAAACTCAAGCCGACGCCGCAGAAAAAGCCGCACAGCTACAGGCTGACGCTGCCAATTCAGCAGCACAGCTTCAATCTGAATCAGCGGCAAACCAGCTAGCCTTTCAAGAGCAACAGGCTGGAATTGCTCGGGATGACCTGCAACCATTCACACAGTTCGGTGCTGGCTTCATTCCCCAAGCTAATGCACAGAATCAAAACACTGCATCCCTGTACGGCGCACAAGGTCAGTCCGACTTTATGAACTCGCCTATGGTTCAGGCAATCATGCAGCAGAACCGTGATGCCAACCTGAATAATGCCGCCGTTGGTGGTCGACTGGGGACGGGTGGCTTTGAGGCTGGCTTGCAAAGCTCTGCACTGACCACTGGTTTCGGATTACTCAATCAAGAACGACAGGCAAATCAATCCTACCTGGGGCAGCTTATGAGTGGCGTGCAGATGGGTCAAAACTCAGCAGCAGGGCAAGCAAATACATCTAATAGCCTTGGTGTAAACTCTGCAAACACCATGCAAAACTCAGTGATGAACCAGAACAACCTGACAACCAGTGGCGCAGCATCACAAGCGGCTGGCGTGATTGGTGCGGCTAACGCCTCAGCAGCCGGGACAGGTAACTTGATCAGCCTGGGAACTTCTGCCGCTGGTGCCATGGCTGGAATGCCCGGTATGTTTGGTAGTCCAACGATGAGCGTACCTACTGGATCAGGTGTCGGCGTTAGTAATGGACTTGGTGGCACTATAAACAGCCCCATGGGGTTTGGAGGCTCTTAAATGGCACTAGACCCTAGAATAGCATTAGCTGGTCAAGTCACTGACGTTGCGGGCGCCATACAGAGCGGGCAACAAATCACTGGCAACAGCATGAACATTGCCTTGCAGCGTCAGAACCAGC